TGGGTGGTCGAACTCAAACTTCTGGGCTTCCGGTCCCCCCAGGAGGTACGCGATTCCATCCGGATGTAGGCGGAGGAACTCTTCCAGGACTGGCTCTGTAAGTGGATACACCTTGTGGTGTGACGACCCATTCATGCCCCACCCGATCACAAATTTCCCAGCGAGGCTCGTCCGGAGCTTCGCGGCTTCCTTCCGCTCGGGCGGTGAGAAAAACAACTCCCCCCTCGTACCCGTACAGTTTGGATAACCACCGAGTTTCATCGTCCAGTCGTAGTAGTTCGTAGAACCGCATGCGGCCTCCCGAAACTCCTTAGTCGTATGAAAGTCCCGTCGCCCTTCCACCTTAAGCAACTTACCTTCAATGGACTCAGACAGATTGATATACTTATCGTATTCTTTACCCCACTCCGTCCAGTAACCTCCAAGGTCATGATTCGGTATGGCTTCTCGTTCCTGATAGACAACGTTACCAACATATGGATTATTCTCAATCACCGGCGCGGCGTACGGGGTAATGTTCATGGTAACTTCGTACCCATCATCGTGGAGCTGTTTGATAAGAGGGGTAATCATTACCATATCCCCCAGAGCACCGTAGCGTACGATACAGGCACGCTTGGTGGCCTTGGGTTTCATCGGTAGGATGGTACCCTTCGACCCGGCAACCTTCTTCGCAATCAACAGCATATCATTCCCACGAGTCTCCTCGTATTTGATACGCCACGCACCAGCTTGAGACAGCAACTCCATCATCGATTGCTCGGTGAAGGAGTACTTTGTGAATTGGTTTGGTTCGATGTTCTTCTTGAAGTACAGTATCGCGTGCCCGCCCTGCTTGAGCTTCTCGGTCATGTTACGGAACAGGCCACCGGGGGTGGGGGTACACCCGAGGTTGGGTCCCACCACGATGTGGTCGAACACCTGATCCGCGAACAGGTCCATACGACCGTCCACGATGGATACGTTAGGGTTAGGTAGGATATCAACATTCAAAGAAAATTTTCCAGGAGCTATTGCGACTCTCGGAAAAATATCGTCTCCTACTCCAAAAGCTAATCCTCTTCCAGTTAAGTAGCACACTGCTCTATATCTCACCCAACCTTGCGTAGCGGGCGGTCCTGGTTTATTTGTTGTAGTCATGAACTCGTTTTATCCAAATAAAAAACTCTTCAACTGACATATCATGTTTTGCATAGTTACAATAACGACAACAGGAAACAACGTTTGTTGGTAGGTATCCAATTGTATTATTAACTCGATCAATTCCGTTAGAGTACAAAGTAACCTCATAAGAGTATCCTTTATAATAAACTCTTGGAGTAATTGGATCTAGTCCACAATAAACACAGGCTCCTTGAGACAACTTGTATACCTCATCGGAATACAATTTAAATTCGATATTACGATCTCTAGCACCTCGTTTATATCGATTATATAGTTCTGTTTGGAGTTGTTTAGTAGGGTCTACTTGGCGAGAGAGGTATGGTTCTTTAATACATCCACAACTAGTTTTATGTATACGTTTAACTAGGCTTTGTCGTCTATAAGACTTTATATCTCCACAAATACATTTACAAAACCAATATGAACCATGAGAGCGAGAATGTGAAGGAGCACGACCAATAACTGTTAAGTTACCAAACGGTTGTCCTATTAAATCTAGGGTTGACCGATAACGAATGTTACTGGAAGGACTGGGGTTCGTCATTGGTGTAATCGTCACCGGCGGCAGCAGGAGCTTCGAAACCTAAATGGAGGAACAGTTTACTCTTCAGACCTTGACGGGACCGCAGGATACCCGATTGCACCAACGTTGCCTTCAACGCACGGGCCGACAGGTCGATGTACTTCCCACGAGCCAGATCGATAACCGACTGGATCTCGACCCCCGCCTTCGCCAGTTCTTTCCACCCTGGCCATGGTTTATCCGATTGGTTAATCGTAAACTCAAACCCACCACCGTGTTCGATATGCTTCACCACGTTCTCCGCAGTGGGGACGATACGGGTCTTGCAAGCTTCCATGCTGTCGTGACCTGGGATGATCGAACAGAGGATGCTGGACACCCCGATCTTCGCTTTGTTAAACGAATCCCAGTTCGTGTACAGTTCTTTCTTTGGTTCGGATTGTTCTACTTCGGGTTCGGCTACTGCCGCTCCGGTTGCTTTAGACATATGTTTTCCTTTGTAAAGTAAGGGAAGGTTTCCCTTCCCTATCGTTAGACTTTCTGAGTAGATGTAACAGTAGCGGTACTGACCTGAGTCTTTCCAAACTCAGGATGCAAGTTACCAAAATCACTCGGACGCGAAGCTCCCTGCACACGAGTTGCCTGCGTGGTGTGCTGTGCTTCGTTGAACGTGCTCGTCCCGGTCAGCTTCTCTGTACCAACCGTAGCTGCCCCGGAGGCAAGAATACCCACCGGCTTACCGGTAGCCGCATACGATGCGAACTGCGAAGGATCGAGATAATCCGATACCGCAGAATCAAACGTATGGTTAATAGTCTTCACCTGAAACTTTACGTTCGTCTTGCCAGTCGGATCCTGATCCGCGACAAAAGCAAACCCCTGGGCGTTCTGCACATCCTCGCCGTTGGGACCTTTGCTATTCACAAACTGTGCCGGAGGAAGACTTACATTTCCATCCGCCGTGTACAACCCCATATTCACTACTTCCACACCAGCCGCGGACGCTGCCGCATAGACTCCGGGAAGATCACTTACGCCTAGTAACGCCATTATTTTGTTCCTTTCAAATGTTTATAGATCAAAGCCAATAGCGTTAACGCCTGGGTTACCCGACGTTGCATGCGCCATAAAATAAATATACGGAGGGTGGAGACTAGGAGGAACCCAGCACCCAAGCCTCCGTATATAGTCATACCTACACAGCAGCGTTGTACGCTTCGTTCGTCTCAAGTTCGAGACAGAACGTACCGGTGACACCACCGGAAGCGGTAGACGTGCTCAGGATCAACTCGTAAGTGAACCCTGTGTTCGTACCAACCGTAGCATTAGATGCAGTTACGGTACCGTTAATAGCAGTACCGATAGCACCTACCACCGAGCATTGCCCAGCGGTCGCTGTGCCGTTAAGAATCACGAACGTACCCGCCACGATAGCAGCCGAAGCCACTGTGGTCGGAACGATCGAGAAACCTTTCAACGTGGTCTTGCGAATATACACCGGTATCAAAGGCGATACCGGCGAAGCGAGAGTGTTGGTGCCCGAAGCCGTCGCGGTACCGAATACGATACCGGGAAGGATGGTAGGCCCACGGTCATAGTATTTCTGGTCAGAATATCCCATGGTCGTCTCCTTTACGCACTCGTAACGTACACAAGATGCTGTTCGCTATCCGTTGAATAACTCCAAACAATCTTGAAGCCAAGCAACGCATACCAGGCCAGCCCTTGGTCACGTCCGAAGTCAGTCGGAATTTTCACACGGATCTCTTCCGGCACAGCGACAGCTTCATAAACGATGTCACTACCGAAGAAGATCGCCTGCCCGTAGGCCGTGCTCGATCCGATGGTGTTAGACAGATACCCTGTCTCTTCGACGAACCGGGTCATGTAGTAATTCCCAATCTCGCCGTTAAAAATATTGGTGCTGAACTGGACCGTGTACTTACTCACGTCCACCCATCCACCAGCCGCGGTATCCGAATGGAGACCCGACAATGCGCCGACCGAAGCGATGCAGACGTAGTTACGTCCGTCGTATTTCGGAATCAGCTTTTTCTTCATGTAATCCACGATCGCACGGACGTTCGTGCCGACGAGGTTAGTCGCAGCCGAAGCGGTCGCTGTGCCGTTCGTGGTGAAGATGACCGACCCGCTGGCGGTTTGCACCGCAACAAAGTCCGTCGCTACATACTGAGCGCCGCACGCGGATTCCAAAGTCTTCACCATGTCGTCCCGGAGCTTCTGCTCGGTGACCGGCTCCAACTGGAACTGCGCGAGGTTCATCAACTTCTGAGTGAACGGAATGCTGTTTCCGTACTCGAAAATCTGTCCAGTACCCTGGTTGGTCAGGAAGTTGGTCTCGGGGATCGTATTGGTTTCCACCAACGTTGTTCCCTGAGTCTGCACGTTACCTGCTTTATCAAACAACCACGTGTCACCACGTTGCTTTCCGATTGCTTCTTTCACGTCAACGAATTGACGGAAACGAAACATCGGCTGCGCGACATGCCGCAACCGCTCAGACAGATACGCTTGAGACCAGTTCCCACCAAGGGTACTAACAGAATATACTTGTCCTGCCATATAGAGTTAGTTTCCTTTGAGATAGATTTCAAACACGTTTACACCTTCGCATAGGGATTATGTAACCCAGCCTGCACGCCTTTGCGTTTTTCCAGATAGTCCGCTACGGTCTCCACGACGGGTTCCGTATCGGTAGTCTGTTGCTGGCGGTTACTATCCACCTGTTGGGGGTTCAACGTCGAAGCAGATAACACCTCACGAGAGCGTGTCATTGCTTCTGTTTTGCCAGAGCCACGGAGCTTCTGAGCGACTTTACGTGCGGAGTCGGTAGCATCGAGGACTGCTCTTTTGTAGGCTTCTACAGCGTCCCCGGTCGATTTGATCTTTCCTGCCTGTTGGAGCGCAGCGAGTCGTTGCTGTGCATCCATGGCGATGAATGGTTCCATGTCAATGATGTCTGGGTTGGCGGCACGGAGGTCTTTTACGAAACCTTCGATGTGGGATTCGGCTTGGGAGAGTTCCCGAGCACGAGCCACGGCGGCTTCGATGGTAGGGCCTTGGGTTTGGTCTTTAACCATCTGGGCTACGGTTGTAGCCAGAGCCTGCTCTGCTTCCTTTACTTTTCCTTCACGAAGCAACCCGATCCAACCGGGTTCGGCTTCGGTGGCCACCACGGGCTGTGCCTGCGTAGGTTGCCCGACAGACCTCTTCAACTCCGCAAACTGTTCCGCGATTGCGGCCATCGCTTGCTGAAACTGTGCGGGATCTACCCCAGCCGGAGCCGTGATAACCGGAGTCGTATCGGCTTGCGCTGCCGACGCTGTGGTTGTTGCTACCGGATCTGAGGTAGGTGCCGCAGTATCCGGGTAGTACTTTTTATAAAGTTCTGCTCGCTTGGCATCCGCTTCGGGGTTACCCTCGATAGTCGTAGGTGCATCAGGAGCGGGGGCGGGGGTCGCAACAACCGGAGGGGTTGCTACGACAACTGGTTCGGCAGAGCCGGGAGCGGTGAGAGTTTCAGGCATGAGATCCTTCGATAGGGTTAGGGTTTAACTGCTGGGGCTACTACGGGTACTGCCTTGGGAGCAATCGGTCCCACAAAGTCAGTCGTGGTCGTATGCTTCTGGTGGAAGAACTTAATCATATCCACGATAACCGCGTGGAGGTCGGTGGCTAC